TTAAGGGATACGTCCGACTGCGGGACGGATACCGCAGTCGGACGTGGTAGCGAAGTACCCCATCCCGAATTTTTATTCCTTGATATAATGTATACTACCAATAAGCTTCTTGCCAGCAGCCCACGCCTCAGTCTTGGCGGTCGCCACAATGCTCCTATCGCCAGCAAGCGCAACGCCACCCGCTCTGGACGGCCTGTTGAAGAATGTCGTGTTACCAGCAGCATCAACAGAGGTTTCCTCAAGGTAAGCATTCTCTGTCGTGCCATTGCCGATAACAATGCCAGCCGTGCCGTCTGCCGTACTCATTGCCTCGAATCCAATATTTGCAAACACTGGCCTGGCATCAACAGGAAGCCTGCATAATTCAACAGTCTCTCCTATTGCAAGACCTAGCGTTGCATGTGTGGTATACGAGAAAAAGACAGCGTGCAGCTTTCCCTTCTCGTTTGCCTGCCTTTTGACCATTGGAACGGAATCCACGTTGGTCAATTGGTCGCTTTTATAAGTTGTCGTCATTTTATACGTCTCCTCATTAAAATTTTAACAAAAGTTTTGCGGGATGAACAATATGCTCATCCCGCATTATTGTTATTCATTAAGGCGCAGGACTGTTGTCGCAATCCACCGTTACAACGCCCACTTCCTCAACCCTCGTGGCCCCCATGTCCATTTCAACATAAAGCTGTTTGTTGAAGTTCTTGTCTGGACGCACTGCCAGGTCGAATTTATCCATCAACCCAATAGCCAAACCAATGGATTGCCCGTAAAATGCAATGCAGGTAGTGACATCCGTAGTCTGGTTGTAAGGCAGGCCGTGATAATTATCCCCCGATGCAGTACCCGCAGATGGAGCCGCCTTTCTTGGCTCGATGCGAACGAATGTGAATCCCAAGAATTGCTGAATAATGCCCCGCTGTAACGCCTGCAATGTGTTGTAATCGGAAGATGTCAACTTGGTGTCGGTAAGCAATTCCGCAAGTTGTCTGGCACTGTAAATAAACACCCTGCGCCCGCCACCATTTTCTGCATCCGCTTCTCCACCATCACCAGGGACTTCGTTGGAATCAAAAAGCTCTTTCGTATCCAACAATTTCTGGAATGTCAATCCCTGCCCACTAGCGGCTATCTTCTGTGCGGCAGGAAGCACTATTGCCGTATCACCCTTCTCACCACCATAAGATGTACCAACGGCAGCGTCTATGATGAGACCATCCTTTTCCCGGCCCACCGCACTGGCGGCACTCTGAGAATAGGCGGACGTGGGGTCAAGAAGAATCCTTATCTCATCGTTCTTGTCCACCATATCACCCCAGTTTCTTGCTTCCATTGTCACCATGCGTCTGGAATGCGGTGTATTCATGATGGGTGTGTCATCATGCCTGGTGGTGATTTTCTGCATTCTGGACGTGCCAATTCTGTCGAAAAACTCAGACTTCCCTTTCACATTGTCTTTTAACTGCACAAACTCCCAAAGCCTTGACCGCTTCTGCTGGGCAAGGTGCAGGACGTTTGCCCTATACTGCTGTACATACGCTTGGTCAATCGTATTTGTAGCCATACTATAGCCCCCCGAATAAGTTTATTTCTTAACAACTGTCACTATTTTCGGACTGGCTACCTGTATACAAACAGACCATTCCTGTATAAAAAGTCTCCCGACTATATAATCCACTACCCCTTGCGAGATAGATTATACCTCTTGCGCCACTGTCAATTCTCTCAATTCCATTATCTTGTCCACCGCAGCTTGATGCCCTGGATTTCTCTTGTTATAGAAGGCATCCCCGAAATCCTTATCTCTCATCAATCTGTTTATTTCAGCCTGAGCATCGGCGGCACTCAAGGAGCCACCCCCGCCAGAACCATGCCCATTTCCACTCTCTTCTACCATGCCTTCGGTCACATCAAAGAAAAATTTTATAAATGCGGGATTGCTTCCAAGATTGTTCTTTTCCAATGCCTCAACCAACCCTGGATAACTGCCCTCATATTCAGTAACAACTCTTTTCACCTGCGCAAGCCGTGTATCAAAATTGTTACCCCAGTCCTTTCTTAACTGGGCCAAGCCCTCTTCCATAATTCTTTTATCATTTGCAGCCTCAGCGGTGACGGCATCCGTTTGCCACTTGACAAGCGCATTTGCCTGTTTTGTGTTCAATCCTATTTTGTGAGACACATCCTTAAATGATTTTTCAAGCTCATCGCTATACCCTATGTCTTTGGCGTTGGCGGGACGTTCGATTTTATAATCATCCGCACTGGCGGGCCTGCCCAGCTTTGTATATACCTCTCCCCATCCCTTCTCGTCATTCTCGTCTTTCGGTAATGGTATTCGGCCACCTATCATCTTTTGTGAATTGACGGCCTGCACCACCATATCGGTAAACGATTTTGAATTTTTAATAAACTCAGTATTTCGTATATCCTGTGGCAGCGTTCCCTTCATTTCTTCCCATCTACCAACCATGTCAGCCCCGTTGGCAGGCGGAGTTGGACTGGGATTGCCCGCAGGAGGCGGCTCTCCATCCACACCACCCCTTATTCCATATTTTGCAATAAATTCTAAAATTGCTTTCCGTCTTGCATCCATAAAATTCTCCCTTGTTAAAATGTTATATTTTACACCCTCTACTAACGAACATCGTACACAATCAATACAAGTCTGTCAACAAAATTTTTATTTAATTTTCTTCCATGTCGGTATCTTCTTTTGGTTTTTTCACTATATCATCCGAAATCATGCACTCCACGTCACCCAGCATTTTTGCCGTTATTTTCGGATTAGCGGCACGCATGCTGTCTATGATGTGTACCACCACCGCCCGCTTTCCCTCGTTATATGCGGTTTCCTCAGCCTTCCCGCTCACAAACGAGGACGGATGATAATAGGATTGAATAAGATATTTTAATCCCAGCATCCCCAACTTGGAATTAAAGACATTTATCAAATCAAGTCCGTCAACATTTTTCATTGCATGCCCCCCCCTTGCAGAGCGGTCATCGCCTTTGCCACACCTGGGAAGGCTTTCGCACCTTCCATCACGTCCAATTTGTTCTGCTGCTGTGCCTTTGCGTTTGCCCTGGCGGTTCTGATGCTATCAATCTTAGCCTTGCCATTAACATATTTCTCTGGCACGCCCAGCATTTTGGCCGCTCCCATAGTAACTGCATCCGTGTCAACGGCATCAATGACCTCTGGATTTACTCCCGCAATGGTGGCCACCACTTCCAGCCACGCATTGACCGCCTGCAATTCGGCCTGTCTTTGTGCCTTCGCAAGAGGGCCGACATATTTGACGTTTATGTTTGCACCCGCAATTGATTTTGGCACGGGCAGGAAAGCCCCAGCCCTCAGCATTATTCCGAATATTCTCTCCGCAGTGGGTTGATATAATTCACTTCCCAGCCGTCCGAACACAGGGCCCAGAAGCCGCTGCATCAATTCAAACGTGATATTTGATTCCGTTGCCGTCATCTGTGCCTTCTTTTGTATCTGCAATTGGTCGGTATAGTATATTTCCTTGATTGCGGTTCTCAGCTCCTCAATTTTTATCTGGCTGGCATCGTATCTGGCCTGAGAAAGAAGCGGCTTAATTTTATCAATCAAATCCGCACGCATAACATTCTGAGAACCTGGAACTAATTTCAACTTGCCCACCCCTTCTGGTGTGGCATAGGGCGGGTCAATATCTTTCGCTATCGCTTTCAGTCCATGCATTTTCATTCTATTGACCGTCTTCACATCGGCCAGCGCATCCCACGATGGAGAACGTCCATACATTTCCTTCGAGTATTTTTGCCAGCGTGGCACGGCGCATGGGAACTCATGGTAGCCGCCAACCTTTACCCGCTCACACTCGTTGAGTGTTAGTATGACCGACACAAACGGAAGCTTGCCCTTCACCCCGTCCCAGTCTTCTTGCGGAAAAATGGCGTGCAAATACTCTGTCTTCTGGTCTGGTTTTCTCTCGTAATTGTTTAACGCCTCTTTGCCAGCCCTCTCCCCAAACCTTCTCACCGCCTGTCTTGCACTATATGATATTTTGCGAATTACCGTATTGACAAATCCGTCCGCATCCTCGTCAATCACGTACTCGTCAATGGCAAATGTTTTAAAAACAAGTCCATTGAATTTGTCTATTCGCAACGGTTTTTCGTCAATCAGAATGCAGGCTGTGCCGATGCTTGTCAAGTCCAGAAACCCTTCGTGTGTTTCACCTTGAAAATTGGACTTACCAATTGCTTTGTACATTCTTACCACCGAATCATCCAGCCATTCCCGGCCCGCTTCATCCTCATTCAATTCTTCTTCCTCAAAATCCAGCCCAAACCAAGCCGTACTAAACGCACCTTGCAGGCTGGATGCCAGCATATTGTTTGCATGTATGGCCGTGCTGTCGTACAATACGGGCGTACTCTTACTGCCAGGGGAACGTCTCGAAAGTATCATATTCTTGCGTGGCATGACATAATCCACAATTTCCTGGAATGTGGCCAGAAATGTGCTTCTATCGGCATCGAGTGACCGATAGCGCAATGCAATTTGTTCGGACTGTTTATCTTTTGGCATTTTACCCTCTCTTTGCCTTCCAATTATCCCAGGGACTCGTCATTACCGCCAAGTCCCATCGGAGTAGTCAATACGGTTCTACTGCCCTGCTGTCTCTGTATTTTTTGCGCTCCCTCACTCTTGCGTTCGGCCTTCTTTTTCGCAGCCTTTCTGGCACGTTCAGCCGCCAGCCTTTTCCTCTCCTCATCCGCACTGTCGGCCATGCCGCCGCCCCTAAATATGCTCATAACGCCCATCCCTTCCTATTTGTTCGTTTTTCTATCCCAGCGGCTGCCCTTGCTCACCAGCCAGCCCCATAGAACTGGTCAATACGGTACCTCTCCAACCTGGTCTGTTTCTGGACAACAATCCCTCGCTTGCCCTTTCCGCACGCTTTTTTTGCCTTCTTGCCTTTCTTGCCTCTCGCTGCGCCTCAGTAAGCCCAACATCTCCCGATGATTCGGGTCTCTTGCTTGACATTGCCTTTCTCCTCAATATTGTACCACACAAATGCCTACCCGCAAGCCACAACTAATGTGGTTATGGTATGCAATCAATTCTGGTCGTAAGTATAGGGGTCAAAATCAATATCCGATTGCAGCACAGTTATAACATGCTCCCCACGTCTTGGCATCGCAAACCTGAGCATCTGATGCGCATAGCGTGTGGCCGACATAATATCCTCATTCACTCTCACCACCTTCCCATCCTTCCTGTGATACATCCTTTTCTCCTCAAACCAGTCCCTGCACGTCTTAAACACCTTGAACCGGCCCGTCTCCATTCTGGTCAACATCTCTATCAGTCCCGCATCCACACTTATACCCCCCTGCCCTTCTTCTTTACCAACGGGCGGTGGATTAGTGTAATGCGTGGTATGCATATTGCATCCCAAATTCCTGTATAGCTGTGCCACCGATTCTCCCGTGTGCCTGTCTCCCTTCTCCCCATCGTGCGGATAGACAATCAATATGTCCTCTCCATTCCCCTTAAATCTGGCCGCATGTATGGGCGGCGTCTTCCCTTGCGCTTTATACGTATCATATACGTATACCGTGTCATTGTCCGCATTATAAGCCAGCCACGCCCCCGCCGTATTGTGATTCCACGCCCCAATGTCAATGCCCGCAATGTGCCTGTACCATCGTGGTATAGCAAACGGCTCAACCATGATGTCCTCATCCGCAATGGGAAATACCAGCCCACTCCCAATAACGGGTATGCCCTTTGACCGCATGTCCCGCTCATGCTCAGGCAGCGCATCAAGTATCTGCTGCCTTCTCTCTGGCGTGAGATGCGGCGCATCATCCCATGTCGCATTTATCAGGAATTGACCTTTTGCCAACCTGTTCATAAACTGGTCTACCACCAGCGTTACCCCTTCCTCTGGCGTAAACGTCATATACAATATGCCCTCATTGTCCACCTGCCGTATCATGGCCTGCGTCATGATATTTTGCGGCGGCTCCTCATCCAACCAAATCACGTCCACGCTCTCAGATGTGAATATCTTGTATCCAGCCTCGTAAGCCTTCAACGTGCAAACTGACCAGCCGTCAAATATGCCGTCCGTATGATGCCTCACCATGACCGATTGCCACGCATTCGGCACGTTCGGCTTTCGTACCCTTCCCTCATCCGCATCAGACAAATAATTGAGCGGCACAAATCCCGTTCCCCACGCATCGGGCAGCATCGGGTCTCCAAACAGCTTCTTCTGCACCGTGTCCCTCGTCTTCTCGTTTGTCGCACCGCACACCCACGCCAACACAGGCTTCCGAAACCGCCTTCCCTTCCACCACGCAGGATATTTCCCCGTCAAATGGTATGTCGTCTCAGCCGCCGCACCTTCCGTATTGTGTGTTACGATAAAATCGTTTATCAGATATGTCTTGCCTTCTCCCTCCACCTCGATACATCTTGCTGGTTTACATCCCACATACTCTATTTTATGCAGTGTCCTGAAACCATTATTACGTCTGTCTTCCCTGTGCCTGTCAGCTTTCCTTTTAAGATGAAAGGGATTGATGTCACGCAAAAATACTGTCACACGATATTCGACCCCCCTGCCCGAATCAGTGCGGTCATATCTGGAAACTACGCTCTTGCCGCCCAGCGATTGTACCAGCCATTTAACGTCCTGCGCCAGACGCTCACTTGTTGTGCTATAGCTTGCCCTGCCATAGCGGTCGTCTATTGTGCCGTCACAGTCCATCAGTCCCCGCAGCAACTCTATCCTGTCCTCAACACAGGTATATTTGTACATCTCTGGTATAAATTTGCTGCCGCTTCTCGTTCCCTCAAGTCCCATACTTCTAATGGCATGAACCAGATAAGACCTATCTCTGTTAGGTGAAATAATATCATGGCTATAATTAGCACCGCCGCATTTCCTAATCGTATAGCCGTCAGGCAAAACACTGGCCACCCGCTCTATTACTTCCACATCACGATGGTCTTCGCTTATGGAAGTTTGTGCATCGCCCAAATATCCATTCCCCAACAAGACACCTACAAGATATGGATGCAGTGGATTCTCCCGCCTTGCAAACTGCACTGGCTGGCAGACGGGTATTCTTATGCGCCTCTTATAATCAGGCTCCAATCCTCCAATCCCCATTATCTCTTTTGTCGTCCCCACACGCCACAAAAGATAATCCCCATTCTTGCGATTACTCCTGCGATGCACGTTTCGGGGATGCACATACTTCCATAAATGCTCCTCGTCACATTCAGCCTCCACCTTGTCATCAAATGTCAATCTATATATGGGCCTCATCCCTTGGTCGTATACCCCCACCACCCTGTGGGGCAGCCCGTCCTCACCCATGACCAAATCACCAACCACTAACTCCCCTATCATCTTTACACCGTCATAAGTGTAGACAGGACAAGTAGTTACAAGACTTTTTCCCACCCTGTTGGCCGCCATTACCAACCTCTGGCTGGCCCACTCTCCCGCATCGTGAAACTTGACCTGAAACGGATAAGGACTATACTCCCCTATTTTGCGTGTCTTCTCCCGAAACGCCGCTTCCCTCAGCGCATCCCTGTAACGAAGAAGCTCGTCCCGACTCATTTTCTCTATTTGCATTACCACTCCCACTCAACTTTTGATTCAAAACGTTTACGTCTATCACCTTCCCGCCCATCTTCTCCTGCAACAACTTTATCTCAGCTATTAGCTCTTCATCGCTGGCATTTCTTACCGTACTCTCCACCTTAAGACTCTGCATCGCCTTCCCAAATCCCCTGTCAGCTAAAAACTCAGCCGCCCACCTCTTGTCAGCCATCGCCACCTCACACCCCATATACTCCCCATCCTCAACCATAAGCAACTGATGCGCAAAAAGCACCAAGTCCAACCCGTCCCCAGTAAACGCCTTCACATAACCCGCCAATGTCTGCGCATCCTTCAATTTCATCCTCTTTACCGCC